GACAAGGTGGATTACGGCGTGCTCGATCCTGCCGCATTCGCGCAAGACGGCGGCCCGTCGATTGCGGAGCGGCTCGTGAATGCCGGGGCGATGTTCCGTCCGGCGGACAATCGCAGGGCAGGCACGCTTGGTCACAGCGGTGGGTGGGATCAGCTACGGCAGCGGCTGGTCGGTGATGATGACGGCAAGCCCATGCTCTACGTTTTCGCCACGTGCAGGGACTTGATTCGCACGTTGCCCGTGCTTCAGCACGACCAAAATCGGCCCGAGGACGTTGACACAGACGGCGAGGACCACGCGGCGGATGCGCTTCGCTACGGCGTGATGAGCCGTCCCTGGACGCGCCCGGCCCCACAGAAGCCGAAGCCAAGGCCGATCACGAAACTATCGGACGTGACGCTCGATCAACTCTACGCCGCCCACGAGCGCGGCAATCGCAAGGGGCGCATTTGATGGCGACGAATTTCGAAGCGCGGCTCGCTGATGTGCAGACACTGGCGTCATCGACCGGCGGCCACCCGCAGGCGTGGTACGACCTGTTCACGGCGGCGGGAATTACGACCGGCTCGTTTAACGAGCGATGGCTAGCGTGGCTCGCGGCTAAAACAGGTGTCGCTGTAGGGGCCACAGGAGGCTTGCCGCGCCAGCTTCAGGAATACGCCGACGACCGATCGGCGACCAATTGGGACAGCGTGACGGATATTCCGAGCTGATGGCGGACGAACAAAACGAACCGACCGAAGGCGGGTATGACGCAGATGCTCGCGATCTCGCGCGCCGGTGGCTTGCGCAGATCAACAAGTGCGAGCGGCACAACAAGAAATGGATCGACCGCGCAGACAAGATCATCAAGCGGTTTCGCGATGATGATGAGAGCATCGAGTTGCGCGCCCGCGCAAAATTCAACGTGCTTTGGTCGAATGTCAAAACTCTGCAACCCGCGATCTATGCACGCACGCCGAAACCGCAGGTCACGCGCCGATACGATACGGGCGACCCTACGATTCGGCTCGCCACGCAAATCCTAGAGCGGTCGCTAATTTATCTTGTCGATGAAACGCACTTCGACGAGGCGATGAAGGCGGCGCGAGACGATTACCTCTTGCCGGGCCGTGGCACGGTCTGGGTTCGGTACGTCCCGGAGTATGGAGACGAGCAGCGCCCAGAAATTCCCGTCACGCAGACCGATGACGGGCTGTACCTCAACCCAAGGGGCGATGGGTTTCTCGACCCGGCGCAGGTTCAGCAGGGGCCTGGCGGACCGATGATTCTCGACGAGCCGTTTCGCCCGCTCGTGTATGAGCGTCTCGCGCTCGACTTCGTGAGTTACAAGGATTTTTTGCACGACAACGCGCCGACATGGCCGCAGGTCAAGTGGATCGCGCGCCGGGTGCATTTGACGAAATCGCAAGCGGGGCAATCGTTCGGGCGAGAGATTGCCGCTCGGATGAAATTCGCGACGGGCGGCAAGGGCGATGACGAAGAGACCAAGGCTTATTATGGGACGGCTGAGGTTTACGAGATTTGGGACAAGGAGCGCCGGGAGGTTGTTTGGGTCTCCGAGGCGATTGACGGTTCGTTCGTCAAGCGCGAGACCGATCCGCTCGGACTGCGTGAATTTTGGCCGTGCCCGATGCCGATCTGGGCGACGCTCGCGCCGGGCAGCCTGACGCCGATTGCGGACTACGTGCAGTACCAGGATTCAGCCGCCGAGATGGACACGCTGACGGGGCGCATCGAAGCGATCTCGACGGCGATCCGCGTCTCTGGCGTCTATAACGCGAATGTGGCCGAGCTTGGTCACCTGCTCAGCGGCGAGCATGAGAACAAGCTGATCCCGTCCGCGCAATGGGCGGTTCTGGCGCAGAATGGCGGCCTTAAGGGGCAGATGGATTTTTTGCCGCTCAAGGAATGGGTCGACGCGCTCACGTCGCTGTATGCGGCGCGGGAGCAAGCAAAATCCGTGATGTACGAAGTGACGGGCATTTCGGACATCATGCGCGGCCAGACGCAGGCCAGCGAGACGGCGACGGCGCAGCGGATCAAGGGTCAGTTTGGTACGCTGCGACTGCAAGACCGCCAGCGGGAGATGGCGCGATTCTGCAAGGACACGGTTGCAATCATGGCCGAGATCGTTTGCGGGATGTTCCAGCCGCAGACGATCCTGGAGATCAGTGGTTTCGGTGCGGAACAAAATGCTGGGCAGGCGATTGCCTTGCTCAAGGACGACGCGATGCGTGGGTTTCGCCTGGACATTGAGACGGACTCGACACTTGAGCCGGACCGTGATGCCGAAAAGGCGGCCCGTGTTGAGTTCCTGACGGCGGTGTCTCAATTCATGGATAAGGCCGTGGTGGCTGGGCAGCAATTCCCGGCTCTAGCTCCACTCCTCGGCGAGTTCCTCATGTTCGGGATTCGCGGGTTTCCGATTGGGCGCGATCTCGAACAGCGAATGCAAGAGACGATGGATCAGCTTGCGCAGGCGGCGCAGCAATCCCAAGGGCAGCCCTCGCCGGAGCAGCAGAAGGCGCAAGCCGATCTTGAGGCAGCGCAGCAGAAAGCGCAGATGGACGCTCAGATCGCGATGCAGAAGGCTCAGGCCGATGTGCAATCGGCGCAAGCCAAGCTGCAAGGCGAGATGGAGATGGCGCGCGCCCGGTTGCAATTGGAGCGTGAAGAAATGATGGCGCGCATCCAGTTGGAGCGCGAGAAGCTGGCGGCGGAAATCGCGCTTGAGCGCGAAAAGGCGGCTGCTGACATCGAGATCAAGGCGGCCACGGCGCGAATGAATATGCAGGTCAGAATGGAGCAACCGCAAGGAACGGCATGATGCAAGCACAGCAGGACATCGAGAACGTCATCGCGAGTCTCAAGCGGCGCGTGAAGGAGCTTGAGGTCGAGAACGGCGAGCTAACGGCGCAGGTCATGCAATTGTCGGTGGCGACCGAGGCTATGGAACTGATCGACAAAGAACTTCCGTGGGAACTGGCGCAGCATTTCACGAGGCGTGAATCGTTCATCGTTTCTATGTTGATGAAGCGAAAAGGGCGTGTTGTTCCTCGCGCTGCAATTCATGCGGCGATGTATCCCGACAGTGACGTTGAGCCAAAGATCATTGATGTTTTTCTTTGTAAAATTCGCGCCAAGATGATCGCGAGCAACTTGCCATACACGATCGAGACGGCGTGGGGGCAAGGGTATGCGTTACACGATGCAAAAGCGAAAGATGCCGAACCAGCGCCGGTAACGGCGACGGATCGCGTTATCAGAGCCATTCTGAATGCGTCTCCGGTATGGAAAAGCGTGCGGCCCTTGGCTCAGGCAGCGCGATGCTCGCTTCATCGCTTGGCAACCGATAAATCGTATATCGTGGCTACGCTGAAGAAGCGCGGCATGAAACTCGAAGAACGCGGCGCTGGCCCCAACGATCGCCCGAATAGTTACTGGTGGAGAGCGGTGGCCCTATGAGCCGCCAACGGCTCTGCCGTGCGTGCGGCAAGTGGCATGACACTGACGCAGAGTGGCCGGATGCGTGCATCGGGCACTTTCGGAAATACGATCCGCGCCCGCAGATCCACGTCATCAAGGACATCGAGCCCTACAAGAATGTGATCGACGGCAAGGTCATCAAGTCGCGCCGTCATCATCGGGATTTTTTGCGCGCGCATGGGTGCATCGAAGTCGGCAACGAGTTCGTGCGCCCGAAACGTGAAGTCAAACCGCCGCCCGGTCTTGTCGACGACATTCGGGCGGCCATTAGTCAGGTAAGGAACAAATGATGGACGGTGCAGACGATCTCAGGGGCGATATTTCGGCGGCGATGGAAGGCGCTGGAAGCGATCCATTTTCGGCGGGCGGCGTCGCTACGCCAGAGCAGCAGCAGGCCGACCCCATCGAGACGTTCGACCCGCCAACGACCTGGGCCGCCGAGGAGCACGAGCACTGGCGTAAGCTTCCTCCCGAGATGCAGAAAATCCTGCACTCGAAATGGAAGTCGCAGGAGGGCGATTACACCAAGAAGTCGCAGGAGCTTGCGCAGTACCGCCGCCACTACGAGAATGTGGATCGCGTTCTGAACCAGTACAGGAACGTGATGGCGCAAAACCGCCTGACGCCGGAAATTGCGCTTCAGGAGTATTTCACGCTCGCCGACATGGCGCAGCGCGATCCTCGGCAGTTCATCCAGCATATGGCGCAAACGCGCGGCTGGAATCTTCAGGAGATCATGCAGTCGTTCGCGCCGCAGGATCAGGGCTACGTCGATCCGCAGGTTGCGGCCTTGCAGCGCGAGATCAGTCAACTCAAGCAGGGCATCGGCTCGCAACAGCAATATCTCCAACAGCAAATGGCCTATCGCCAGCAACAGACGCTTGGCGAGGTTCAGAATGAAATTCAGCAATTCGCCGCCGCCAAGGACGAAAAGGGCCGTGCCGCGCACCCGTACTTCGAAGATCAGGAAGTGCAGGACGCGATGGCCATGTTCGTCCAGCGGGGCGCATCTCTCAAGGAAGCGTATGATCGGGCTGTGTATGCCGTCCCTTCGGTGCGCGCGAAGGTCTTAGCAGCGGCTAAGGCAAGCGAAGCGCAGGAAGCACGGAAGGTTGCGCAGCGGGCTGCCGTCGCGGGCAGTTCTCTACCTGGGTCCGCTCCAAACCCCGGCACACGCGCAAACGGCGCAGCGGGCCGGGGCTCGATCCGCGACGACATCGAGGCCGCGATGAGTGAACTTCGCGGTCGCGCGTAACAACCAATCAGGAGCAATAAATCATGACGAGTCCGAACCTTTCGGAAATCGTCACCACGACAGCGCGCCGCCGGTCGGCCAAGCTCGCTGACAACGTGAGTGACCAAACCGCACTTCTCCAGCGGATTAAGGAGAAGGGCAATCAGCGCCCGTTTAACGGCGGACGCACCATCGTCGAAGAACTGATGTACGCTGAGAACGTCACGTACACCCGTTATGCGGGCTACGAGACGCT